ATACAAAGCTTATGAAAAACGATTTTTTACACCAATCAGGATTTTTCTAAATGGCAGGCCCTTTAAAAAATGTGGGTTTAACACCACCAAAACGAAATTCTGTATATGAGGACAAATTTGTTTCTCTATCTAATATAACAACTGACCGTTTAGGAGATGCTCCCGCATATCTGGATTTTGTGGAATCGCAATTATGGCATACGTTCAGGGATGAGATGCACTGGCTCACAACCGCAGACTCGACACTGGTTGAAATGGCGTGTAAATTGCGTGCACAACTTATCACCGGATCGTTGGATTTGAGCAAATACACTGTGTTGAAAACGCTCATCGTGCAGTTACGAGGTGGTGCCGTTACGGTCGATAGAATGCGGGCAATCAGACATAAACAGGATGAAACATTAGCGGACGATGGGTTGGATTTGTGAGTGTTCTAGATCGAATTCACAATTACGCGGATGACGTTTTATCGGGTAAAATTATCGCGGGGCCGTACGTGCGGCTCGCATGTGAACGACATTTCAGAGATTTGAAACGTACCGATATCTGGTTAGACGCGGAACGTGTTGAACGTGTATTCAAATTTTATGAGGATGTCCTCAAACTTAGCGAGGGACAATTTGAGAATAAACCGTTTTTATTGCACACCTCACAATCGTTCATAATCGGTTCGATTATGGGTTGGGTAAAATATGATGAGGATAGTAAAAACTTAGTACGGCGTTTTCGGCGTGCATATATCGAGATGGGTAAGGGTAACGGCAAAGCGCTGGCAATCGATACGCCAATACCGACCGTTAAAGGATGGTCGACAATGGGCGATTTACGGCCCGGCGATCGCGTATTTGATGAGAATGGCAATCCTTGCACTGTGATCAAAATCAGTGGTCATATGCGCGATAGACCGTGCTACAAGATGCGCTTTAACGACGGTTCCGAGATTGTAGCTGACGCGGATCATTTGTGGGTTACATCAGCATTGAGAACGGGGTTACCTAAAGGGCCGAAGTCAGCCGATGCTCCACGTAAAGGACAACCTTCTATTCGCACAACGGCGGAAATTTATAGTACGTTAAAAATTAAACCGTCAAAATCCAAACATCCACAAGCGTTGTGGAATCATAGAATTGACGTTGCGGGCGCACTGCAACTTCCCGATGTTGAGTTGCCTGTACCGCCATATGTGCTAGGGGCGTGGCTAGGTGACGGTGACAGTGATAGTGCCCGATTGACTGTAGCTTACGATGATTGGGAAATTGTTCGATATATTGAAGCGGAAGGCATTTCATGCCGTGAACAGGTGAAACACTCTGAAACAGTAGCGCGTGTAATTATGGGAAGCGCCGGACGGGGCGGAAACAATGTTACAAAACTTCAAACGAAGTTGCGAATGATAAATGTTTTGAATAATAAACACATACCGTCAACATATATGAGATCATCTGAAAATCAACGTATGAAATTACTTCAAGGATTGATGGATACTGACGGTACAATATCGGTTGATAAAGAGTGTGAATTTTGCGTATGTTCAGAAAGACTGGCATATGACACCATTGAACTGATTACATCTTTAGGATTTAAACCTACATTGAGTATATCGGATGCTGTGATCAATCATCGGGTTGTAGGCACTCGTTACAGAGTCAGATTTCACGCACTATCCAATAACCCGGTCTTCAGGCTGTCAAGGAAAGTTTCGCGTCTTGGTGAAGCGCCCAAAACCAGAGCGCTTTCACGCGGTCGTATGATCGTGGCTTGTGATCCTGTTCCTTCAGTTACGGTACAGTGTATCAGTGTCGATAGCCCGTCACAAATGTTTTTGTGCGGTCGCGGATTGATCCCTACTCACAATAGCCCCCTCGTAGGCGGCCTGGGATTGTACGGCATGATCAGCGATCGGGAGCCGGGAGCGCAGATATACAGCGCCGGGGCGACGCGGGAACAGGCAGGCATCCTGTTCCAGGACGCTGTGAATATGGCTATGAAAGCGCCTAAATTAAACAACATCATAACGTTCGGCGGGAACGTTAAAATATTCAAGATGACCGTGAACAAATCGCCCCAGAACGGATCGTCGTTTGTCCCCCTATCCCGTCAGGCCGGTAAAACCGGTTCCGGCCCACGCCCGCATTTTGCACTCTGTGATGAGGTTCATGAGCATCCGGATCGCGGCATCATGGAGATGCTGGAGCGTGGATTTAAATTCCGGACGCAACCGTTGATTGTGATGATTACGAACAGCGGCACGGGCACGGAATCCGTCGCATATGAGGAACATTCGCATAGTGTGGCGATCCTCAATCAGGAAATTGAGGATGACACCACATTCGCCTACGTCTGCGCTTTGGACGTCGATGATGATCCACTGACGGATTTCGACTGTCACATCAAGGCCAATCCGCTTCTTGGTGTGACCATCACTAAAAACTATTTGATCAACATCTGTGAACAGGCAAGACAAATTCCGGGAAAACTCAACAGCATCATGAGGTTGCATTTTTGCAAATGGACAGATGCGGCTACGGCATGGGTCACGCGGGAGGTGTGGGAGTCGATAGAGGATGCCACACTGGACATCAATGATTTCAAAGGGGCGGTTTGCAATATTGGACTTGATCTGTCACAGACCACGGATATGACGGCGCGCGCCCTCGTATTTGACGATGGATTTATGACAACCGAGGATGGTTTTTTATTGCCTAAATTCGCGGCGTTTGTGTATGCGTATACACCCAAAGATACCGTTGCCATCAGGTGTCTACGTGATAAAGCGCCATATGATGTGTGGGTTGCGCAGGGTCATTTGACAGCTACGCCGGGGAAAACCATACGGTTTGATATCGTCGCTAACGATATTCTGAACGATATGCACAACTATGACGTGCAGAACGTGGCTTACGATAGATGGCTGATCAAAATGTTCGAATATGCGTTGGATGAGGCGGGGGCGTCGAACGCGCCCATCTGTGAGCATCCCCAGGGGACTACCAGACACCGTGACAATGATCTGTGGATGCCCGGCAGCATCAACGAGATTGAAAAATTGATCCTTGAAAAACGCTTGCGTGTGCATATTAATCCCGTGTTACGGTCGGCTGTGGCACGCTCGACATTCTGGACATCTCCGGCTGAGTTGAGGCGATTTGAGAAAGCGAAATCGACGGGGCGCATTGATGCTGTTGTGGCGTTGACAATGGGGGTTGGCGCTGCCATGATGCGACATGTGGACAGTGTTAGTATTTACGATAAAATAGCCCAGAAAAATGTTGACATTGTAAAACCCGATACTATAGATTACGATATTTTGAACAATCCAAAACATCCGCGACATGCCGCGATGATCGAATTGTTCGAACGGAAGCGGGCGCTTGATGATGATTACTGACTGGTTCAAACGGTTCGTGAACGCTCGCAAAACCGGTGAGGATCGCGAGCCGGAGTTGCGCCGTATATCCTACAATCCTCGCACAACGTCAGGCGTCGTTATCAACGACGATGAGATGCTCAAAATCGCGACGGTGTGGGCATGCGTCCGGTATCTGTCACAGACAGTGGCGGGGTTGCCGTGGAACGTTATGAAACCCGTGAAGGGTCAAGGCCAGATATTTATGGCCGGAACGGTCGCGAACCGAAATCCCTTGAATTATATCCTCAACAAACGTTGCAGTGATGAGCAGTCCAGTTTTGGATTTCGTGAAACGATGATGGGCTGGTTGCTACGGTACGGCAACGCCTATTCCGAGATTGTCAGAGATAGTCTGGGGCGCGTCCAGCAACTGACATTAATACATCCTCACCGTGTGCATGTGCGCCGGGATATGGCGACGGGTCAACTGTGGTACGAGGTGTCGAGCGGCTGGTTCGGGCAGGGTCAACTGGTGCGTCTTGAACCATCGGACATCTACCATGTGAGGGGATTTGGCGAGGGCGCTGTGGGTTTGAGCGTTATGTCCTACGCGGCGGAGACACTCGGTCACAGTCGCGCCGCGCAAATATTCGGAGCCGCGTTTTTTGGTGGCGGCGCTAACCCGTCCGGTATCGTCACGATGGCCAAACCCATGACTCAGGAAGGCATGGATACGCTTGAGAAGAAATTCAAACGCGCGTTCAGTGGGCCGGGCAAATCTAACGGCGTGATGTTTCTCGACAATAATATGGACTATAAACAGGTATCGATCGATCCTGATAGCGCTCAATTTGTACAAACAAATCAGCATCTTGTTGAGGAAGTTTGCCGCTGGTTCGGTGTCCCTCCACACAAAGTGCAGCATTTGTTGCGCGCGACATTTACAAACATCGAGCATCAGAGTATTGAGGTCGTTACGGATGTGATCAAACCGTGGGTACAGAGATTTAATGATGAGGCTGAATTTAAACTCCTTGGCAATACTCGCGAGTCACTATATTGTCAAATGGATTTTACATCACTATTGCGCGGAGATACAACCGCGCGTATAGCGTATTATAGAGGATTACGCGAGATCGGGGTACTGAGTGTGAACGAGATTCGGGCCATGGAGGGATTAGACGATATCGGCGCTGACGGTGATAAACGGGTCACTCAATCACAGTATACTACGCTCGAAATGATCGGCGTGGTACCGGCTCCCGCACTACCGGTGGAGCCGGTGGAGCCGGTGGAGCCGGTGGAGCCGGTGGAGCCGGTGGAGCCGGTGGATACTGTACCGGCCAGACCACGTAAACCCGCACCGCGTAAGCCACGTAACAAGCTGAACGGACACAACCATGCTCACATTTAACAAAAAACCGAATGATCGCGCTGAAATCATGCTGTACGGCCCGATCGGTCAATCGTTTTGGGAGGACGGTACGACCGCTGCGCAGTTCATAAAAGCGGTACGGAGCGCCGGTGACGTGAAAACGATTGATCTCAGGATCAATTCTGAGGGTGGGGTCATCCACGAGGCGCAGGCGATGTATAGTGTGTTGAATGAGCATAAAGCTAAAAAACATGTCTATATCGATGGGATGGCGGCATCCGCTGCCAGTTTTCTGGCGATGGTTGGTGACAAAATTACAATCTCGGAAGGCGCGTACGTCATGATCCACAATGCGCGCGGGTTTTGCATGGGCGAGGCTGAGGAAATGGAGCGCATGGCGGTTACGTTGAAAAGTTACAATGAATCGATTTCTAAAAAATATTCCGATCGTACCAAACAACCGATTTCAGATATTATGGCGTGGATGAACGAGGAAAAATGGTTCGATTCGTCTGAATGCGTGAAATATGGATTTGTGGATTATGTGAGTGAAAATGCAAAAGCGGTCGCTTGTGTTGGTAAATTGAGTAAATGCTATAACAACATGCCGAAAAGTCTACGACCTAACAATGTAAAAGCGTTGTCGATATTTGAAAGGATGCATAAAAATGCATAATATTACGATGTCTGCGAATGTCGATGACGTTCGTGCCAAACGCGACGCGGCTCTAGCTCGCGCCGAAACGATACGTGAAAAAGTCACGAATGATGATCGTGAATTTTCCGACGATGAACTGAAACAACTGGAGCAGATTGCTTCAGAAGTTGAGCGTCATGGTAAAGTAATCGCCGCGCTCGACAAGTTAACACCAACTAAAACCGCGCCAAAATCGGGTAGTGACCCAATTAATCCAGGTAATCGCGCACCTGTACAACCCCGCATACCCACGGATATTAAAACACACGGTTTTAATAGTTTCGGCGAGTTTGCGATCTATTGCCGCCGTGCTGGCGCTGGCGAGAGTGAGGCGCTCAATCGTCTGCTTAACGTTGCCACAACCTACGGTAGCGAGGCTGCTGGCGCTGACGGCGGGTTTGCCGTACCGCCAGATTTCCGGGCGCAAATCTGGAAAAAAGTGATGGGCGAGGATAGCCTGCTATCGCGCGCGACGCCGTTTGTGACGGGCGCTAACAGCATCACATTCCCGAAAGATGAAACCACGCCATGGCAGACAAGCGGCGGTGTGCTCGTTTATTGGGAAAATGAGGCCGGTCAGGTTTCACAGTCCAAACCCAACTTACAACTTGAGACTTGCCGTCTCAACAAACTGATGGCCCTTGTGCCAGTGTCTGAGGAACTGCTTGAGGATGCGCCCGGTATCGAGTCGTATCTACAGGTCAAGGCTCCTGAGAAAATGACCGCGAAACTCAACACCTCGATTATTCGCGGTACGGGCGTAGGACAGCCACGCGGCATCCTGAACTCACCAAGTTTAATCAGCGTCGCTGCTGAGGCGTCGCAGGATATCAACACGATCGTTTACAAAAATATCGTGAATATGTGGTCACGGATGTATGCGCCGTGCCGCTCCAATGCGGTGTGGCTGATCAATCAGGATATCGAGCCACAGTTATTTAATCTCGCATTCCGTGAGGATGCGACGTCTCCTGTACCTGCGTATATGCCTGCAAATGGTTTGAGCGCGTCACCATATGCAACACTCATGGGCCGTCCAGTTGTTCCCGTTGAGGCGTGTTCGACACTAGGTACGACCGGTGACATTATATTCGCGGATTTGGCGCAGTATATGGGTTTGACCAAGGGCCAGCAAATTCGTACCGATGTGAGCATGCACTTGTATTTCGATCAGGCATTGATGGCGTTCAGATTTATTTTCCGCGTTCACGGTCAACCATTGTGGGGATCGGCGATCACACCTGAGAACGGATCGAATACCCGTTCGTGGGCTGTTGCGCTCGATACCCGTCCGTAATCATCGATATAGGAGAATAACCAATGACCGTAAATGCAAAAGCCGTCGAAGTGATGCAGTTTGTGCCAGCGTTCGCGCCCGTGGATATGTCCACGGGCGCTGGCCCTACATCCGATTGGGTCACGATGAAAGATTTCCGGCGTTGCGCTATCGTTTTCAGCGCAGGTGTTGGAACTACGGGCAACGACAGCACGATCACGCTGTTGCAGGCAACCAGCGTAACCGGTACGTCCTCCAAAGCGCTGAATTTCAGCGAGGTTTATGTCAAACAGGGGTTGCTGGTCAACGCAATCGCGCAGTTCACGAAAACCGACAACCCCACCGCTGACAATTCGTACACGTCTGACACGTCAGGCGAGTCCGAACTGGTGTGGGTTATCGAGATTAAAGCTGAGGATTTGGACATTGACGGCGGGTTTGATTGTATCCAGGCGTCCGTCAATGATCATGGTGCGGCTAAAGTAGGATCGGTATTGTATGTTCTTTACGACGCCGTTTACGGTGTCGATCCGGCACTTGGTGCAATCGCAAACTAACGGGAGATACCCTCACATCGATCGATGTGAGGGTATTCATTACAATGGTCTATGTGAGATTTCTAAAAACGCTCGACATCAAAACGCAGACGAAGCACCTCTTTTACGAGGCGGGAACGTGCGCGGATTTAGACATCGCGCGTGCAAAACATTATTCTGAATTGGGGTATTGCGAGATCATCCCGACTCAGGATATATTCAACCAGATACCACTCCCTCGTATTCAGCAGGTCATATCTGATGATATCACGCCGCAACCACGCCGCCAGGGGCGTCCTAGGCTTACCAAACTGGGCGAATGAGCCGGTTTGCGTGGTGGCGTCAGGTGTCAGCACGCCCGCCATTCTAGGTGTGCTACAGGATTGCGCCCGGCAACGTCACGCCGGATTGATGCGGTTCATTGTGATCAATAAATCGCACACTCTGGCGCGGTGGGCGGATATGCTCTATGCGGCGGATAGCGGTTATTGGGCCACATCCGAGTCGGCGCGAGCATTCAGGGGATTACAGGTTGCCCCGGACGTGCAATGTCAGAAACACGCGCCGAGAGTTCTAGTTGTTCCGATCCATACAGTCTGTGGTAAACGTGTCGATCAGATAAATTTTACACATCACAGAATCGGCGGCGGCGGGTTTAGCGGATTTCAGGCGTTGAATGTGGCGATCAAAACAGGATCACGTGAGATTTATCTGGCGGGATTTGATTTTCACGATCATCATTGGCATGCGGATCATACGGGCATTTTACGCAACCCGGATCGTGCTCAACTGACAAAATGGCGTGATTTGCTGGACTCGCAATATGACCTTATCAAATCGCACGGTATCCAGGTCTACAATCTGTCAGACCAAAGCCAACTCAAAAATTACCCGCATAAAAATTGCAAGTCTGTGTGTGAGAAATTTACCACATTACAGACATCAGTCGTTTGTTGACGGTTTGAAAAAACACGGCTATTCCGTGCAACCCGAACCGTCTAAAAATCCACACGATGACGATGTGATTGTCACGTGGAACCGTCAGGGTGTGTACGATACCCTCGCCAAACGGTATCGCACGGTCATCGTCGCGGAGAACGGCTATATCGGCGCTGACAAATCATTCGCACTCAGTCTGGATCATCACAACGGCGCGGGCTGGACTCCCGCACCGGCGTATGATCGTCTGACGCGATTAAATCTTGATATACAACCGTGGCGAGAGTCAGGTACGCGCATCCTGATACTACCCCAGCGCGGCGTGGGCGAGCACGGTGTGGCGATGCCGTTCCGATGGCCTCACGATATCCAGACAACTCTCCGCAGGCTCACGAAACGCCCGTTGTATGTACGCCCGCATCCGGGCCGGTTCAAGTCCGAACCTCATGATGATTTCCCCGGCGCGTGGTGTGCGATTACATGGGGTAGCACGGCCGCGATTAAAGCGATTATAGCGGGCATCCCGGTATTCCATGCCTTCCCACAGTGGATCGCCGCATCAGCCGCCAGCGGCGATCTATCGAGGTTGGAGACGCCCATGACGGGCGATCGCGCGCCCATGCTGGAACGTCTCTCCTGGGCGCAGTGGAGCGCGGATGAAGTTCAATCGGGGTATGCTCTTGACTATTACCTCGCGCGCAATCCCCCGTGAATAATATCTGTGATCGTGACGTTACCGTCACAATCGGCGTCTATACAGGCGAGTGTCAGATTTGATGTCTGTTTTTTCCCCGTTTTGTATATCAACCCGCATTTGTCGCACGTAATTTTTACATTTTTACAGGATGTGCGGGATTTGCGGATTTTGGCGACCTGCTCTTTTTTGGCGGCGTTCAGTTTTTCGATCGCCTCTTTGGCAGCGTTGCGGATTGCCAGACGCTGCATTTTTAATTCATCACGTAATATTTTGATTTCCGGCGAAATAACCATTTACGGTTTCCTCAATTTGTGTTAGATATAATATATAGAGGAAATTAGCAAATGACGTCAATAGCAATTTACGTGGATTCGACACATAAGCGTTCCCGAATTGTCGCCGAGGCGATGAAACAGGGACTCATGCGGCATAATATAATCCCTAAAATGTTAACAAATAAGGGAGGCGATCCCGTCGCTGATGTGGCGATAGCGTACGGTTGGACGCACGAAAAAATTTTTAAAAAATACGATAACTTTGTATATTTCGATTTGGGATTTTGGGATCGAAAACCTGATAAAAACCCGAAAGAGGGAAACTACAGGGTAGCGGTTAATAACTGGTCATGTCACGTCAATATGCGTCGCGGGATGCCTGATGACCGCTGGCTGGCGAGTGGTATAAAACTCGTTGAACCGGTCAGGCGTGATAATATAGTTATTGCGTGCATGAGTCAAAAAGGTGCTAAAACCCAGGGGTTTGAATATTTGCAATGGGAAAAGGATATTTACAGAAGTATCCGCACAAGTAAACGGATCGTCGTTCGGGAAAAACCTGTTAAAAATTCGCATCATGTCATGCTGGACGTGGAGCTATTACAGACTCATGCCGTGGTTACACAGTCATCAAATGTTGCGGTGGACGCTCTCATTCACGGTAATATTGTATATGCTGAGAATGGAGTAGGCAAATTATTTAGCATATCCGATCTGGATAATCTGGACGCTGAAAAACCGGTCAGTGACGCACAACGTGTTGCGTTGTTGTCCGATATCGCATATAGTCAATATACACCCGCCGAAATGAGATCAGGCTTAGCTTGGGAATACGTACGTGAAAATTGTATATCACACTAGCGCCAAATCATACGAACAGCGGTTGGGAAACGCACTCCCTGACGTGATCATAACTGAGGACAAAACCACGGCGTTTCCGTGTGATCTGGCAATCGTTGTCGGTGTTAAAAATCTGGATTTGTTGCATAAATATCGTGCGATAAATATCCCGGTTGTGTATTTTGACAAAGCGTACGATAGAGCCGACAAAAATATGTGGCGCGTGTCATTCAACGATCATCAGCCGACGGACTATATGCGGGGCATGCCACGGTGTGACGATGCGCGCCGTCTGAAATTCGGTTGGAAATTTGACAAATGGAAAACCGGCGGACGTTACATTTTATTCGCGGGGAGTGGTAATAAATATCACACCATGAAGGGTTTGGGTAACGCGACGGAATATGCGACGCGGATGATCCGGTTGATACGTGAGATTACTGATAGACCGATAGTCTACCGGCCCAAACCGTCATTCACAGCCGCATTGCCTATTGAGGGGAGTATATTCTCACGGGCGAAGCATATCGGTGAGGATTTGAGGGATACCTTTTGTCTGGTCACATACGGTTCTAATGCCTGTTTCAATGCGCTACAATCCGGTGTTCCGTCGATCGTGTTGGGAGACGGTGTGACGCGCGATATATCGTCCAACAGTCTGATGAATATCAATAACCCGCGTCTCGCAACAGGCACCGCCGTTGATGACCTGTTGTCAAAACTTGCGTATTTCCAGTGGAGTTACGACGAAATATCGGACGGTACATTTTTGAAATTTATCAAGAGGGAGATGAGGTTGTGACGGTCAACATCGTGACTACGTGTAACGCTGAGCAGTGGTACGAATACGGTTACGATATGGCCGAGTCGGTTGCCACATATTGGCACGATATGCGTCTGACGGTCTACGGCGATGAAATATTTGAAATGCCCGCTGGTGTGAAATTCGCTCACATGCCCGCGTGGCACGATGATTTCAAAGCACGTTACCGTTTCGATAAATCAGCACACGGATTAGTTGGCAATGAGTCGTATAATTTTCGCAGGGATTGTGTAAAATTCTCACACAAAATCGCGGCGCTGACGGATCGCCCACAAAGCGATTATATTGTGTGGATGGATATCGACACAATCGCATTTAATCATGTTACTCCTAAAATGGTGAAGAGTTGGATAAAACCAAACACATACATTGCGTGGTTGGATCGCATAAATTTGTATCCTGAATGCGGGTTTATGATTTTCGATTGCAATCATCCACAACATGATGATTTTATGAAAAAATTATCAGCATTATATGCAACTGGAAACGTGTTGCATATGGCTCAAACTCACGATAGCTACATCATCGAATATCTTATTAAAAATATGAAATTACCAACCACATCGTTGTCGGGCGTACATAGAAACAAACACCATCCAATGGCATTTTGCGAAATCTCCAAATATCTGGATCATTTCAAGGGCAAACGAAAACTGTTAGGATACTCACCGGAAAGGGTCAGCAAGGGTCATTAGCATGTCAACAAAAACACATCTCAAACAGGTCAACGGTATCTGGTTACCGGAAACCGATACTCATTTTTCAAACGCAATCCTGAAAAATCCCATCATCGCTGGCAAAGGCGCGTATCAATATCACAAAATCATGCGTGCCTTGGATTTGCTGAAACCGTCCGATATGCGAGACGGTATCGCGATCGACGTTGGAGCGCATGTCGGGTTGTGGACGCGCATCTTGGAGTTGTATTTTGGGCAGGTTTGTGCGTTCGAGCCGGAACCTGTTGCTCACGTTTGTCTGAAACGTAACGTCACACTCAACACTACCAAATGTTTCAACATAGCAGTATCAGATGTCGTTGGGGAATTGACACTAGATGTGATCACAGATAATAGCGGCAATACTCGCGTCGATAAGGACGGTAGCCTGGAATCATTTTGTACAACACTTGATTATCATCTGCAATCATTTTGGACAACACTTGATTATCATAATGCAGATAACGTCAGATTTATCAAAATCGATGTTGAGGGTTATGAGTTGTTTGTGCTACGCGGCGCGATTGAGACTATCAAAAAATACAAACCTTTGATTGTAGTTGAGCAAAAACCCGGTAATGCTGAACGATACGGTTTGAAAACAACGGAAGCCTGTACATTTTTAGAATCACTCGGGATGAAGCAATTGTGGCGAATATCAGGAGATTATTGTTATGGGTGGTAGGAATTTGACAGTATTCATCGGTTATGATACTCGATTTTATGACGCATATATTGCGGCAAAAACATCAATACTTCAAAATTCACTGATGTGTAATTTTAAAATCAGACCAATACATCTCGATAAACTGCGAGCGATGGGTTTATACGATAGACCGACGTCGCTCATAAATAATCAACTGTACGATGAAATATCACAAGCGCCAATGGCGACGCAATTTGCTATATCGCGTTTTCTGTGTAAACAAATCTGCACAACAAAATATGCGTTGTTTATAGACTGTGACATGATCGTGACAACGGATATTGTGGATATATTCAACGATGCTGATTTGAGCAAACCCGTGAATGTGGTTAAACATCTGCATTATATGTCCGACTGTGTTAAAATGGACGGTCAGGCGCAGTCTTACTATGTGCGTAAAAACTGGTCATCGGTTATGCTGATCGATTGTGAACATCCCGCGAATGATCTACTGACACGGGATTTGATCAACACGGCTCCAGGCCGGGAACTACATGCATTTTGCTGGCTGAAACTTGAGGATATCGGCGCGTTGCCCCAGAAGTGGAATTATCTGGTTGGTCACACTACCCCATTGCCGTACGGTGCAATGCCGTCTATCATCCATTATACGGACGGCATCCCGCGCCTTGACGGATACCATGATTGCGAGTATGCCGATCTGTGGTGGCGCTATTATTATGAGGCAATGGAATGCTGACGCTACTCGATCCACCGGTCGAACCGGTACTGACTTTACAGGAAGTCAAGGACTATTTGCGCGTTGATCACGGGGACGATGACGTGCTGATCCTGGGTTTGATAGAGGCCGCGCGCCAGCGGTTTGACGGCGGTGACGGCATCCTGGGGCGTTGCCTGCGTCCGCAGGTCTGGCGTCTCGATTGTCAGGTTGTCCCCAACAGACTGCCCCTCCCGCCGACGCTGGAGGTGCAGGAGATCGATTACCTTGATACGGACGGCACGCGCACGGTGTGGCCGTCCGATCAGTACCGGACGATCCTTGGCGGACGCTGGGGCGGGATCATCGTACCATTGCAGGGGTTTGATTTTCCATCTGTGATTGCATCCGATGACCCTGATATTTTCAGGGTTACGTTCCGCGCGGGGTATCAGGATTTGTCCAGTCCGGCGAATGAGCCGGTGCCGGAACCAATCCGCATCGCAATGAAAATGTTGATCGGCGACATGTTTGAAAATCGCATCAATACCGTGGTCGGCGCGGCTGTATCCGAGTTGCCCATGGCTATTTCGATGCTCATTGAACCGTATAGGAGTATTCCGGTTGCCTAAAAATCATCAGGGTGGATCGCTGGACGAACGCATCGGGATCGAGCGTGCCGTAATTACGTACAGCACGCTGCATGAGCCGATCGAAACGTACATCGTCATCAATGAGGTGTGGGCGAATCATCGGGACGTCAGCGCGTCTGAGGCCTATCGGTCATCGGAGATTTCAGCGGAGTTGAGCGCGCGATTTGTTGTGAGATTCTCGGCGTCAGCCGCCATGATCACACCAAAAGATCGTGTGTTATATCGTAACAAATCATACAACATCGTGGCGATCCGTGAGTCGATCCAGTCGCGTAAATCGTTTATCGAAATTGATGCGGTGGTACGTGACGATCAGGATTAAAACGAGCGGTTTCAGAGAGTTGAGTGAGGCGCTCAAACGCCTCCCCGACCGTGTGGCTGTGAAAATTCTTAATAAAGTGGGCGAGCGTGTATTGCAACCGATCAGGGATTCCGCATTTAATGCCGCGCCAGTCGAATCTGGAGCGCTGAAAAAAAGCATCAAAATCAGTAAACGTCTATCGGCCAGACAACGCGCTCAACATAAAAAGGATGGCCCTAACGACGTGGAAATATTTGTAGGCGCGGGGCCATTACCCGCCGCACATTTACAGGAGTTTGGCACGTCGCGCCATGTCGCGCAACCGTTCATGCGCCCGGCATGGGATGCGAATAAGGGTCAGATGTTAGAGGATATCAGGAGGGAATTATGGCTGTTGATCAAATAGACCAGATAAATCAAAGGCTTGAATGTATCTTACCGCACGTTAAATCGTTTGATATCGCGGTTGATTGCGGCGCGCATCACGGTGTGTACGCGCGTGAGATTGCCAGACATTTCAAACGGGTTTACTGTTTCGAACCGATCCCGGATAACTTCAAAATACTGGTTGAAAATAAAACGGACAATATGATACCTCATAATTACGCGGTATCGAATAGAAACCGTAAGGTTAAACTCGTTAACAAAAAACAAAAATCGGTCAGTTGGAATATACAGGAAGACAGCAAACTACCACATATTGTGGCACGGGCAATTTATCTGGACAATGCAATACATGGTAATGTAGGATTTTTAAAAATCGATGTTGAGGGACATGAGCGTGAGGTTGTTTTAGGTGCGATGACTATAATTACCAAATATAGACCAGTCATCATGGTTGAGGAATGTTTCGTACAGGTCGACGATATGCTAACGCCTATGGGTTATCGTGAGATCGCCCGGTTTAAACATGATAGAATTTACATATGTCCATAGAAGCATCCATCATTAGCCAGTTGATCACATCTGGAATTGTGAGTGACCGCGTTTATCCGCAGTCGTTGCCGCAGGGTGGTGTGTTGCCTGCCATCGCGGCGTTCCGTGTCAGCGGCGCGCCGCTTTACGCTGACGATGGCGAGGCTGGATTGGCCGCTGATAGGCTGCAAATTGACTGCTGGTCAAACACATATACATCTGCTAAAACGGTCGCAACGGGCGTTAAAACCGCGTTATCCGCGTTGCGTGACGTGACAATCGAGACTATCATGATACAGTATATTATGATAGAGAGTGAGCGTGACTTTAGGGAGTCCGGGAGTAGCGCGGCTGAATATCTCTACCGTACGAGTGTGGACATCATAATATGGAGCGAGAATTGACATGGCCGCGAATACAGGACGAAGGGTTAAATTTTATTGGGGCGGTAATTCGCCAGCCGACGAAATTCTGGGTGTGCGTGAAAAATCGGTCAGCATCAACGGTGAACCAATCGACGTCACGTCCGATGATGATCTGGGCTGGCGGTCACTGCTGACCGAACCGTCACAAAATGAGATCAACATCAGCATTAGCGGTGTGGTCAAGGATCGCCGTTTTATTACCGATTGGTTTAGCGGCAATCGTACACAACCCGTGAGTGTTGTATTCCCATCGGGCGATCGGATTGACGGGACATTTTTTATCGGGTCACTCTCTGAAACCGGCCCGTATAATGACGCTCACACATTCGAGGCTGAGGTCATGTCAACGGGCATTATAACTTATACGGCGGCGTGATGTTCGAGGATGTGATTCTGAAATGGCGTGGTGTGGACTACCCGGTCAAATATAACCGGATAGTTGGTGCGATCGCGCGTGTCGAGCAGCATCTGACCCTGTTTGAGCTTTTGCAATACACGGAGCGTAATACGATCCCGTTCGGACGGGTCAGTCAGGCATTTCAGGCGGCGCTGGCGTATGCGGGCGCTAAAGTGACGGTCGACGAAATTTACGAGTGGATGATGGACAATCCGGCGGAAATGGTCAACGTCACAGAGTGCCTCAACAGCCTGCTGGAGTTGATGGTGCCGCCCAGTTTGAAAAATAAATCTGTCAGTGTGTCAGTCCCTTTGGATCAACCAACCGTTGCGCCATCGTTGCCGAAACGTACAAAGCGTTAGTTGGTTCAGGGTTTATCAAACCGTCTGAATTCTGGCGATTGGCCCCGTGTGAAATCTGGTGGCTGATCGACGCGCGGACGCCTGAGAAAATGTACGGATCATTGCGTGAGTCTGAAGTGGCGGAAATTTACGAACAGACCTATGGGCCGGTAGACGATGGCGACATCTGAAATAGGCGCGCTACGAGTCAGACTCGCCATGGATACGGCGGAGTTTACCGAAGGTGCGCGCAAGGCCGACGGGATTTTGTCAGGTCTATCGGCCAAATTCGGGATTACGGCTAAAAACGCGGCCATCGCGGGCGCGGCAATCGGCGCGGCATTCGCCGCCGCAGCCGCCGCCATGGGTTACGCGATCAAACGCGCTATCGATGACGCCGATCGGCTGGACGAACTGTCACAGTCGCTGGGTGTATCTGTCGAATCCCTATCCGCGCTCCGATACGCGGCGGAATTGTCGGGTGTATCTATTGAGTCGTTCAGCACCGCGATTAAAATGCTATCCGTTAATATCGCGCGATTTGCCAGCGGCGATACCACAACCGCATCAGCGCGGGTTTTCACCGCGCTTGGCATATCTGTACTGGATGCGTCCGGTAAAATAAAATCAGCCGATGCCATAATGCTGGAAATCGCGGCGAAATTCGCGCTGTATGCCGATGGTGCTACTAAAACGGCTGCCGCAATGGCGTTGTTTGGGAAAGCCGGTGCAGCGATGATCCCGTTTTTAAACGCTGGCAGAGACGGTATCAAACAACTCACGGATGAGGCGGCTAAACTAGGGATTGTAATATCGGGCCAAACCGCCGCCGCCGCCGGTAAATTTAACGATACTCTGCATAGCCTGAGTGTGATTTTCGGCGCGACCGCTTTAAAATTGATGGAGTCGTTGCTACCCGCGTTACAGGCATTCGCGGATTATTTAAAAAGTGCCAGCAGTGAAACCGGAATACTATCTGCTGCCATATCCGCCGGTGTGATAGCATTTAAAGCATTGAGTAGCGCATTGATTATCATCAATGCAAATTATCAAATATTTATGGATACTCTTTATCGTGTGTATTTGACTATGACAAATCTGGTATCGCTGGATTTCACGGCGGCATGGGCATCCTTGAGCGCAATACCGACTGAAGCGATAAACGCCGCGAATGTCGCCATGACCGCGCTCAATAACACGTGGTCACAGACGCAGGCTATCGCAACGGCAACGGCTGACGTGGTTAATAAACCCCAAATGCCAGCCTCGCAATCCACAAAAGATTTAAGCGCGGCTGTGAGCGCCCACAATACTGTACTGGCGGATGCTAAACGCCTGACTGAGGAATACCTGACGCCGCTTGAGTTACTCTCGAAAAAACAGCGCGAAATCCAGACACTCTTCGAGAAAGGGGCGATCACGGCTGTGACATATGGCCGGGCCATGGCGCAGGCGAGCGCTTTCAGCGCCAAAAACATGGATGCGCTTGCATCCAGCGTATCGTCCAATCTGAGTGCTATTTTTGGCGAGACGAAAGCTGTGGCGATAGCCACAGCGCTCATCAACACGTATCAGGGTATCACGAAAGCACTCGCCGAGTATCCACCACCCATCAGTTTCGCGATGGCGGCGCTTCAGGCGGCTGCTGGATTCGCGCAGGTCGCCAACATCCAGTCACAGACCAAATCCGGGGGCGCTGGCGGGCGTAGCGCGGGTGGTGGTGTGTCAGGCGGCGCGGCATCCGCGCAGGCTGCTGAGGTCGCTGGCGGGCGTAGCAACACGCTCACAGTACAGGGTATCTCTCCCGGTCAGCTATTCAGCGGCGATGTGGTGCGTGCGTTCGCCGGAGAGTTGTTGCAATTCCAGCGCGACGGCGGGAGGGTCATCTTAGCATGAGTGTGGTCGTATCGAGCAGCATCGTCATCGCGCAGGATACCGAATATGCGCTATCAAATGCTAACAATCCGCTGATCGGTTATCAAAACCTGACAACTATCAACAACATAACCGCATCTTGGGAAAATGCGCTTTTCCCGGCGACAAATCTTGCGAATGTCTCGACCAGCTCGCTGTGGAAATCCGGCGGCATTGGTGAAGTTTATATCGACATCATTGTGGATACCGCCGAGCTTGTTGATTATGTTGGCATCGCGCGTCATAATTTTGGCTCGGGTAATATCCCGGTATCGATTTATGGATTAGTCGATAACCTCGAATCCCCGACGAATTATGTTGAACTGGTTGATGATGTGTTGTTGCCCAACGATGGCCCCGCGCTATTCCGGTTTACTCCCCAGGCGCTTTACGGCGTGAGGATACGTCTACAGGCTGGGGATTTGTTGCCGCAGGCGGCTGTGGTTTATGTGGGAAAACTGCTGGTATTGCAACGGCGTATTTATGTCGGTCACACGCCGATCAACTATGGACGGCGTACAAATATCGTCAGCGCCCGATCGGAGTCCGGTAATTTCCTGGGGCGTGTTATCGTGGGAGAATCAACGGAAACATCGGTGTTGATGAAAAATATCACGGCATCGTGGTACCGAAATTATCTGGATGCGTTTGTGGTTGACGCGCAGGAAAACCCATTTTTCTTCGCATGGCGGCCATCAACATATCCGCGTGAGGTGGGGTATGCGTGGCTGACGGGCGATCCTAAACCGGTCAACTCCCGCGTCAACGGCATGATGGAGATTGATCTTAAAATGAACGGGATCGTGTAATGCGCCGCGCCCTCACATACATTGAGATCGATGTGGACTTCTGCGCGCTCAACTACGGCGTCTCACCCTGTACGGCTGCGGTTGGCGTGACCGGCGCGGCGAAATGTTTCAACACGATCCGCACATGTCAGGATCGTCCAAATTTTACGAACGCGCCCGTGACGCTCCGTTTCGGATTGGACGTTAATTATCTACCACCAGAAATTGAGTGCTTCCCCTGCCTGCTGGAGGCGAATTTCACACCAGCGCGTATCAGTCTCGGCGAGGATTTGGGACAACGTGCCTCGCTTAACGTGCGTCTGAGAGATTTCAGACATTCAGACACCGGCGACGGGTTTGATAAATATAGGACGGAACGTAGCTATGATCCATTCAATCAAGGGACGTTTTTTGGCAAATTCAGGATCAGGCAGGCATTTCTCAGGGGGCGAAATATCCGGCTGATCCGTGGCTATCTCGGTCAATCTCTCGCGGATATGGACACACGCCATTATTTTATTGAGGATTTTGACGGGGTTACGCCGCAGGGTACATTCACAATCACGGCGAAAGACGTGCTCAAACTGGCGGACAATGACCGCGCGCAGGCTCCCCTGTTGAGCGAGGGATTTCTGATCGCCGATATCGACGCCGTGGTGACAACAGCCACACTCTCCCCATCGGGTATCGGTGACGCAACGTATCCGGCATCAGGGTTTGTGGCGATCGGCGGTGAGGAAATCGTGGCGTTCACGCGCGCCGCCGATGTGCTCACGATCACACGCGGGCAACGCGGTACGTTAGCCACTACACATGCCGCGCAGGATCGTGTGCAAATCTGCCTGATTTACGACGGTGAGAGTCCGGCGGATATCATCTATGATCTGCTGACCAGCTACACGTCAACGCCGCCTGAATATATCCCGCTCACATCGTGGCAAACTGAGGTAACCACATATCTGCAACGGCTCTACGGCGCGACAATCGCGGAGCCAACAGGTGTCAACGATTTGATATCGGAGTTGGTCGAACAGGCGGCGCTCGCGATCTGGTGGGATGATACCACCCGGTTGATCAATTTGCAGGTGCTGCGATCCCTCACGTCGATTGGATCGTTTGATGAGCAGGTAACGCTTGAGGGTAGTCTGCAAGTTAAAGATCAACCGGCGAAGCGCATCACTCAGGTGTGGACATATTACGGCCAGCGTAACCCATTGAAACCCCTGGATGAAACCGATAATTTCCGATCGACTCTCGCGAGTGTGGATTTGCAGACTGAAACCGATTACGGATCGTCCGTGATCAAAAAAATCCATGCCCGCTGGATACCCGCGTTCGGGCAACAGACGGCGGAACGTGTGAACAATATACAACTCGGTAAATATAAAACGCCGCCGCGCCTCATCACTCTCGGAGCGTATCGATACGGAGAAATCGAGCCTCAATTAGGCAGCGCTTATACTGTTGGGTCATGGTCTATCCAGGATGAATTCGGAGCGCCCGCGACGGCACTTGCGCAAATTACGATGTTGAACACACTTGATGATAAATATGTCATCGAATTGGAGGAATCGTTGTTTGAGTCTGAGGAACAGGCTGATCTTATCAACCGGGTTATTACGATCGATAGCAATATATTTGACGTTAATCTACGTAGTTTACATGACTCTATTTATCCCGCCCCGGTTCTGGGGGAATCGCCCCAGATCAATCTCACAGTGACGATCAATCAGGGTGTCATCGTCGGCGCATCCACAACCAGCGTTGCGGCGTTTACCGTGGGTGACTGGCCAGCCGGTGTGCCTATCATCATCAATGTCCTGGGCAGGATCGAGGGCGCTGGTGGCGACGGCGGATCGCAGGGTATCGAGTCCGTACAGGATGGCGGCCCGGGCGGGCTGGCATTTTATACCCGATACCCTGTTACAGTGCAGGCGATGGGTGGCGGGATATGGGGCGGTGGCGGTGGCGGTGGTTTGGGATCGGGAACTGGCTCCAGCGACGAAAATAAGCGCCGTGGCGGTAGTGGTGGCGCGGGTTATCAACCCGGCGATGGCGGCATCGGTAACACGGCGAACGGCAATCCGGGAACGACTGAGGCTGGCGGCGCTGAGGTGCATAGTAGAGCGGGGTATGGTGGCGATCCGGGAATGCCCGGTGAGAATGGCAGCGGTGACGGTCAGCATGGTAATGGCGGCGCTGCGGGAAAAGCGATTGACGGGCGCAGTTACGTTACGCTACTGTCAGGATCGCCGGGAGTAGAAATCAAAGGCGCGGAGATTAATTGATGGCTTTGGCACGCTGGCAACGGACGATCGTTGATGACGCTGGTAACATCCTACCGGGCGCGAGTGTGGAAGTCCGCCGGGAGATATCCGGCGCTCCGCTCGCTGTCCTCTATAGCGATCGTGACGGATTGGTATCGATAGGCAACCCGTTCAGCGCCGATCTAACAGGATTCGCACGGTTCCACGTGATCGGCGGAGCGTATAAAATCACGGTCACATCCGGGAGTTTCACACAGACGTTGCGCTATGTCGGTGTGGGATTATCGGGCGAAACGGACGGTTCCGTGGTTCCAGGACTCTCCTATTTATTTGACACATCCGTCGTTGACGCAAACCCTGGAAATGGGGTTATCCGGTTTAATAATGCGACATTGGGCAGTGTGACGCAAATTTATGCCTCTGAAACCGTCACGAACGGTGTGAATGTCGCGTCCTATCTGGCAACGTTCGACGATGCCGGTAGCGGATCGAATCGCGGTACGTTCCAGATAATATCGGACACGGGATATTTACTGGCGTCGTTGCAGACGCTCACAGATGACGGTTCATACTATCAATTCAACGTGACAGTGCTGGCGAGCGGCGGCGCATTCAGTATCGGACAGACTGTGGGATTGACGTTTTATCCGAACGGTACCGCATCAACAGGCGATGTGGTTGGCCCGGGCGGTGCGACGGCTGATACGTTCCCGCTCTATAATGGGACAACGGGCAAACTCATCAAAGCGTCGACACACACGGCGACCAATATCGGCGCGGGGTTGCAGACGGTCTATATCCCGGCGTCCGCGATGGCCGCCCCCGCGTCCGGTGGTGGCGTGTACTCCGTGCTGGAAATGGCGAATGGCGGGATTTATCCGGTCATGAGCCTGAGCACCACGGGATTTCCGGTCATTGCATGGCAATGGGAGATGCCGAAAGGCTGGAACGAGGGGACGCTGACGTACCGCGTGCTGTGGTCGCATCCAGCGACCACCACGAACTTTGGAGTGCACTTTACGGTGCAGGCGTTCGCGGTCGGCGACGGCGAGGCGCTGAACGGCACGTATACCACATCGACCGTCGTTACGGATACGGGCGGATCGACGGACTTTAAATACACCACGCCGACGTCAGCAGCGTTCACAGTGGATGGATCGCCCGCTGAGGGCGATCTGGTGGTGTTCCGCCTGTTCCGTTTCGCCGCTGACGTGCTGGATACGCTCGCTGTCGATGCGCGCATCCACGGCGTGGCCCTCTTTTACACAACGAATGCGAACACAGATGCTTAGGATCAACCAGTTAATCGGGTTTGGCGGACGTCAGGCAGCCACACCATCTGTTGCCACACTGTCATATATCGATAGCACGGGGTCGTCATTTTCATCGACAATCACAGCGCCAGCCGCGATCAACGCGGGCGATCTGCTAATACTGGTCGACAGCGGTAGAAATACAGTCGCGACACCGGCTGAGGTCATTCCATCAGGATTTACTAAATTTGATGAATATGTGGATGCTGGTTTGTTTTACAGAGTGACGTGGAGCTATAAAATAGCCGACGGGACAGAGGATGGCGCGACGTTGACGGGAATGCTCGCCATAGCTACAATATCTAAAATATGTTATCAATTTAGGGGCAACGTGTCGATTACGGGCATATCCCAGTTTAGCAAAGTCGTTCAATTCACATCATCGGATCCCACAGCGCAAGTCGTTACCGCATCCGGTGGCGCGGTTCCCTTGATTGTATTGGTCTATTACAATTCAACAGGTAACATTTCCCCACGCACGTTCTCACCGGCCAAAGACGGCGAGGAAAATGACAATAATGACACGGGAGTGGTGTCAAACGCATGGTTAGCCTATAAAATTTACAATTCCAGCCCTGCCGATGTGACCGTGGATATGGACGATGAGGGGGACAGAAATTTGATATACTCGTTTTATTTGCAGGTGACCTGATCATGTCTGTAGCGGCTGAATACGTCGATAATCTGGACGCTTTCACGGCCCGCAAGCGCCCGGGGTCACTTTTTGTACACGGTGGCCGCATGAAATTTTACTGCCCGTGCGGATGCGGTTATTGTGGAGAGATATGTGTCGGCATAAATCACAAACCCGCGCGGACGGATGACGATAGACACACCTGGAACTGGCACGGCTGGCTAACCGATGGAGTGTGGAGTGCGTGATAATTTTGACGCCAGTCTGGCGCTAGTTCTGAAACACGAGGGCGGATACTCCAATCATCCCCGCGATCCCGGCGGAGCGACGATGAAGGGCGTCATCCAGCGCGTGTATGACGGTTACCGGCGTAGCCACGGCCTCATTCCGCGCTCTGTGCGCATGCTCGGTGACGCGGAGCTTCGGGACATCTATCGCGCGCTTTACTGGGATAAAATATGCGGGGATGACCTACCGCCGGGCATCGACTACGTTGTGTTCGACGGGGCAGTGAATAGCGGCCCGTCACAGTCGGCCAAATGGCTACAGCGCGCGCTCGGCGTCAATGACGATGGTGTGATCGGCCCGCTCACACTCGATAGGTCTGACGATGTGTCAGCCGCCCATCTGGTCGACGCGATCTGCGACAAACGCATGGGTTTTCTGCGCGCGCTCCGGACGTGGAGCGTATTTGGCACGGGCTGGTCACGCCGTGTGGCGGATGTGAGAGTGGCTGGAAAGCGTATGGCGGGCGGTGTGACCATACCCCGGCCATCCAAACCGCCGCTACCCGTGCCCGCGCCACAGCCGCAGGGATCGCCGCTGGTGGCAATTGTAGTGGCCATCATCCTCGCAATCATAGGGATTTTGAAATGGTTAATCTAGACAAAATAAAAAGCCTCGCGCCTGCCCTCGCCACGGCGCTGGGTGGCCCACTGGCGGGCGCGGCGATATCGATCATCGCTGAAGTGCTGGGCGTAGCGCCCACATCGGACGCTGTGGATGCGGCGCTGGGGAGTAACGATCCGGACGTTATCAAGGCCAGTCTGTCACGGGCTGAGGCGGCGTTCAAGGCTGAAGCGGAAAAGGCCGTGACAGTCGGCAAACAGATTGACGCGCATGTCGAGATCGTGCGAATGGACTACGAGCGTGGAAGTTTTTATTCCGGCTGGCGACCACTTTCGGGCTGGATCGCCATGCTGTACTCCGGCGCGTCCTGCACAGTTGTGATCGCCGAGGCGTTTAAAGGCTCGTACTCGTTTCTGGCGCAGGCTCCGAGCGTGCTGATGATCGGCGGCCCCATCATGGCGCTGGCGGGTATCTATGCGTGGCAGAAATCTGAGGAACGCAAGGCGATGGCGTCTGGCGGCGGCACGGCCATTATCGGCGCGCTGAAAGAGTTGATAGGCAAGAAGCGTGGATAAAATGGCGTCACCCTCACAGACAGATAAGTCCCGAACCGAATTCTACGCCGACACGCACGGGCGGTTGCAGGATTTGGAGACGCACGCCAAGCTGACGAATAAAGAGCTTACCAGTGTGCGCAATATTCTGGACGAATACGGCAAAGACATCAAGCAGCTTGTGGCGATTATCACAAAGTCCGAAAGCCGTCAGCCGTTCGATTTTTTCCGCACACTCTCCGCCGCGAGGGATATTTTTATCATGCTCGCCACGCTCGCGTCGCTGTCCGTGTGGCTGATCCTGACGCTGACAGCCGTTAACGATCAGGTTATGGAGCTTAAAATAGCCCATCAAGCGGAGAAGCTGGACGCCTTGCGCGCCCAACTACCGGCTAACTGGTCTGTGGTTCCCAAAAGCTCCGCCCCAGCCCGCGACTAACTCAGCGAAAAAGGCCTCTGCAAGCAACAGCTTGACAGAGGCCCGTTCTAGCAGAGATCGCGGCGCGGTTCGATCGGAACGCGCAGGCGCCCAGTGTGCTTATGATCGGGTTCTAGCAGAGATCGCGGTGCGGTTCGATCGGAACGGATTGTATCGCCCCGCCAATACCGACCATCAACATATTGAACAGTACAATATACCACACATATTTCATTTTAATTCACTCCCTTTAAATAGATGCATCGCCGCTGACATGTGCCCGGCCGCTGACAATCGCATCGCCGCAGACACGTGCCCGGCCGCAGACAATCGCCTCATCGCAGACACGCGCCTGCCCGCTGACATGTGCCCGGCCGCTGACATATGCCCGGCCGCAGACAATCGCATCGCCGCTGACAACCGCATCGCCGCTGACAACCGCATCGCCATAGACATGTGCATCGCCGCTGACAGTCGCCTCATCGCAGACACGCGCCTGCCCGCTGACAATCGCCTCATCGCAGACAATCGCATCGCCGCAGACACGTGCCCGGCCGCAGACAATCGCATCGCCATAGACATGTGCATCGCCGCTGACAGTCGCCTCATCGCAGACACGCGCCTGCCCGCTGACATGTGCATAGCCGCTGACAACCGCATCGCCGCTGACATGTGCCTGATCACTGACAACCGCATCGCCGCTGACATGTGCCTGATCACTGACAACCGCATCGCCATAGACATGTGCATCGCCGCTGACAACCGCATCGCCGCTGATCCATGCGTTACCGTGCTGACTCAAATTACTGTCGGATTCGATCCAGCCTCCCAGATCACCAGCGTTCACGTCACTAAAATTTTTTAGAGCCTTTATGCGGTAGACTGTAACGCCGTGTACTGTTTTTGAAATATCTGTCATTTCATATTTCATTGTATTTCGCTCCCTTCCTGAATACAAATTTCATCACAGTTTTGCATTGACAGCATCGCTGCTACTGTGACGTACAGTAGCAGCACGAATATGATCACGTATTTCATGAGTTGTCATTCGCTCCCAGACGCCGCTCGAATAATGCGATATTTTCCCTGTAACGTTTGAGGATTTCATTTACGCTAGATTCATCGAAATCGTCAAACATTATTATCGACGAAAATCTCACGTTACCGTGTTTTAATCTCAATATGACACCAACTCCAGTAACCTCGAACGTCGCGTATTTGCATTCGTTTAAGATTGTCTCAGCAACCAGTTTCAAATTTTGCACTTTAGTCTCCCTTGGAGTGTATGATCAGACTGGCGGCGGCGACGTTGATAATGACTATGATAATTGTGAGCGTGAGCATTTTAGTCTCCCTTGTTTCGATAAATTATATATAGCAGTGATTCGAAATAATGTCAACCATTAAATTTCAAAACCACGATTCTTTTTTTTCCGTATAAAAAATCAAAATATGAATTGTCTAATTTGTTAAAGCATCGATAAGCGTATGACAATTTTATGATCATCAAATCGCGTTTTCTGTGGGGGAAATATTTGCCATACAGTCGCGTCAATCGTTTATCCATAGTTCACCAATTTTCGCGCTTCACGTATATAAAAATCATAGTCGATATCTGTGATTTTATCAGGCATATTATTGCATATCGTAGCGCGCCGGTTTTTGGTTAAATTTGTAAGACGTATAGTGTCGGGTTTTTTTACCAATGGTTGCATTTCCTTGATGATTTGCACACCGTTAGTTGATATATAATATCGTATCAACGACTGTAATTCAGCGCCTGTATCTGTGATCAACCGTATATTTTTATTAATTTTTGTCATGATCATAAAATCGTACGGATCGTCATGATTTTGAATAAATTCAGAGATATCGACACCTCTGATAAAATGCGCCTCAGCCGCTTTTTGCACAACCAATTGACTGTGATTTTGATGCCACTGTAATTTATATTCGTAGGCGCCTTTGCGTTTGATTTTACCGTTGATGTCCACAGCGATATAGTTATTAACGTCGCGGATAAACATCGATTTATAGGTGTTATATTCCAAATCCAGACGGGTATAATCACACCAGGATTTACAGATGGACATTACAACATCGGTATGTTGAGGATCGTATTTAACGGTCATCCCATCAGTATTGATCTGTATCATCTGAAGGTCAGGGATGTAAATCAACAATGATTCCGCCAACATAGTTAGTAATAACTGGCCGTTGATCGTGATTGCCATAGTATATTGAGGATCGTAAAACGGTGAATACTTGTTATTACTGTCCCCGTACACACCGTTAAGCGCCAGTTTATAAGCAGCGTTCTGTGTCGATCCTTTAGGATGTTTTAATCTTTCTTCTTTAATTTGTGCATAAACCTCACAAAAATTACGTCCTAGATGTTCCGGGTACAAATCATTGACAATGGCGATCGACGGGTAATAACTGGTCACGTCGATATCGAGTAACGTTTCTGTCACGCGCTGTTTTACAACCGATCCGTGGATGCCGCCCGTGCCGTACTCAAATTTAAAACCATCATGATCTACAAACAACGAGTCCCTCGATTGTTTTGCACCGCCATTTATACTATAGACAAACGCGCCTTTCGTATCGTGCAATGTCCACGATTTAAATTCCTCCAATAACGACTGGAATTTAGGTGTTTTAAAATTTACGCACGGTAGTATAATATCAGATAGCACGATACCATTTGGACGTGGGGTTTGGCGCGGCGATCTATCGGAATAATAACAGCATCCCCGCCGTGTCTGTTCTAATTTATCGATGACGATGGATTTACCAATTTTTGTATCGTTGCTGTTCGTGTGGCGCGGCCCCAATTCAGCACGCATATCAATAGCAGGTTTTGTATGCTCGTAAAATGCCAGTGTTGACAGTAAATCGTTGTGTAGATAGCCGCGTAATTCATCGATTTGTTGATGTGTGAGGTACGTTCCAGGTTTGATCGGTAGTGTTTCAATTTTTGGCAACCGCATCGCAAATTGCAACGCTTTCAAACCTGTACGCCGTGCCGCGTTATCAAAATGATGGATGAGATAGAGATCAATCTGCGGTTTGATAACCTCACGGTACGAGACGATGTGGTCAAATCGCTCATCATTGAATATCGCCTCGACTTTGCGCATCCACACGTCCCCGGTTAGCGGGCCGTTGTGAGTCAGTACAGTGTGGAGTACAGGATAGTCAAACCCCACATTGTTAAACCCGATCATGGTCGATATGCGGTTTAGATCAGATATAAACGCACCGAGATCGTTACGTCTGTCACTAATCTCATAGATTATCGAGTCCTGCCTGTTGACCGGCATAATACCGATTAACAGGCAGTTAGGATATGTCTCGATATCATAGATTATTTGCACAGTAAAACCTTAACGAGGTCTGGTGATAGTCTGGTTATAGCAGTTACTCGCATGGTGTGCGAGTAACCCTTGTATGTGAATACTACGTCCTGATTGAGTTTTATTTTGTCAGCGATCCTGAATACATAGTTAATTTTAGTATACTGACACATCGCCTTGTATAAAAGACGGTCACACTTTATTTCCATTTAAAAACCCCGGATGTGGATTAAAAGGGTATGCAGTCGGTTGCGCCGGTACGGGCGCAAATGGCATCGTCTGGGGAGCCTGAGCAGTTTGTGCGCCCGCATGGCCGCCGAAAGGGTGGAAGGGAGCCTGCTGTGGCGCAAATGCCTGCTGTGGCTGACCAAATGCCTGCTGTGGCTGACCAAATGCCTGCTGTGGCATTTGGGATGCTACAGGCACGGCGGATGCGCCCGCTGGCGCGACGCCTTTAACGCCGCCGAACAGCGTATCGATAGACGGGCCGGTCTGGATGATCTGACCGTGACCTAACAATCTCACACAGTGGGGATTTAGATAAATACCGGGCTGGTCGACAACCTCGTTCGACGCGATGGACGCGGCGACATCCACATAATATCCCAGTTTTATAGTTGCCGGATCAATCTGTATATTATCGCTATTTGAGCAGCGTAGTGGCAACAACGACGTGCTGAATTTGAACACATAGCAACCCGCGCCGTGTTTATCCAGCCATTTACTGGCGTCACCATCCTCGATTTTCCAGTGGAATCGCGTGCTCGCAAATCCCTCTTGAGCGGCTTTCACGATGTTAGGATGCGATTTCCAGGCGTCTAGCGTGAAATTCCAGATATTGCTGAGCACACTCATTACGTCCGGGGTTTTAGACACGGCGACGGCGAACCATATATTAGGATACGTTTTAGGGCGTCCGTTATAGTCGACGGTTTGAGGATTAACGAGGTCGCCACTGATGAGACGTCCGGCTGGTAGCACGAATTGTAGGTTATCGCTCATTTGAAATAATTCTCCATTTTCTGATGGGTGGCTTCGACCAGCGATTTACCGGTCTGTTGTGTAGTCGTAAGTCCGTCTGTGTTCAACCCCAGCATTTCCGCCTGCGCCGGTGACAATTCCACAGTTTTAGTCAGATTGAATCCGCTCATGGCTTCGATTATTTTGAGTGGGAATTTCCATTTTCTGTGACCGATTTTAGGCTCGAACATCCATCCCGGCACATGTACGCCTCTAGATAGATTAGCCTCGACTTCGGCCTCCGTCGATTTTAATTGAGCGGTAATGAGTGTGTGTGCAAGTTGTAAAAATTTGAGACTTTCTCCCAGGTTGTGTTGCAGATGACCGCCGTGAGAAACTATCTCGAATATATCGTAGATATTGTAACCAAGCGCGGCGCATGTGACAGCGTTGTTGCAGCCGTCACACCACCTGCCCGGTGTGGCTATCGGGTTGGGTTGTTGAGCCAGCGCGGCACGTTCGAAAAAATAGTCTGTATGATAGACTATCTGATCCACGCTATAGTCCGCGTGACGGATTTTACCCAGAGTGTGATTAGGGCGTGGTTGTACGATAGTCAGTTTCACGCTCTGGTGGTGAGGCTGTAGAAATCCCCGTGCATACAGCATCATCGCCTCATGCATTTGAGGCTCTACAATTTTCCAACCGAATTTAAAATCCACGATATGCAGGATGTTGGACGCTGTGATGACAGCATTATCACAGCGTCCGTTGATGTTGTGTGGTAATTTGACCTCCATTTCCACGCTGTAATCAGCGTTTAAACTCCTGATATAATCGATATAAATTTGAGTAAATATCGCCATATCGGACGTGACAAAATGACCGCCTATCGTGCGGCCAACAAAATCATGCGCGCCAGACGCCTCGTTTTTAAGCACACTCCCGGCGATTTTATGCGCGGCGATACCCTCAAGCGCTGCATCATTTCTGGCGGCGGTATCGCGCGGAGCATGCGCCGACATCGAACATTTGATCCAGCGATGGGCGTGGCTGGGGTACAGGGAGATCATCCGAGTTTTTCCATTTCATTCATGATGACCACACGGGCGGCGGCGTCGGCGCCCAGTGTCTGTGGATCGATTTTCAGGCGTGTGCAGATGTTGATAATTTCCTCATATTTCACGCGACCCGACGATGTTAATTTGTTGGCGGTTGCTATAATGTCAGCATAACTCACGTCGCGCGCGGGCGCTGCTGGCTCGAAGCCTGGAAATGCGGCTGGTGCAGGCGTCACGGCCTGTTGTGCGAGCGCATCCAGTGTATCGGCTCCCAGACCACGCTTGCGTTTCCAGCGACCGTCGATAGTTTTGGTGCGTGTGGCAGCGTGAATAGCAGGATCGTAGACCGTGCCGTACCCGTCGACGTCAGCGGCGGCCTCATGCTGGAGCATAGGATGTGGCGCTGGCGCTGTCACCGTAGCCTCATGCATCAACATAGGATGTGGCGCAGGGAGCGGGTTGCTGATATGCTCCCCGGGTGTTTTTGTACGCTCGTAAAAATCAACCAGCGCGGCAAGTTGCGCTTGACTTTCGACTTTAAAACTAACCATGATCATTTTAAATTATCCTCTATCTGTGGTGTGATTGCGACATGTTACGAGACTATCAGCTTGCTGTCAAGCATCAAATTTTATCCGCTTTTAATGACGGTCATCGCCGCGTGCTGGCTGTGATGCCCACGGGGGCGGGTAAAACCGTTGTCATGGCTGACATTTTATCCGGGATTGACGGGTATTCAATCGCCATTGCCCATCGTCAGGAATTGGTCAGTCAAATCAGCCTCGCGATGGCGAGGGAGGGCATCGTGCATCGTATCATCGCGCCCGTCAACGTCATAAAATCCATTATCCATCTGCATGTCAAAAAATATGGCCGTAGTTATCACAACCTCAACGCGCGATCGTTTGTTGCAGGCGTCGATACACTCATACGGCGCGAATATGACTGGTTCCACAAAATATCGCTGTGGGAAATTGATGAAGGTCACCACGTCCTGCCAACCAATAAATGGGGCCGGGCTGTGGCGTTATTTCCGAACGCTCGCGGCATCGGATGGACGGCCACACCGTGCCGTTCCGATAAAAAATCGCTGAATGTGACATATCAGAAAATGATCGTCGGCCCCAGTATGGGCGAACTGATTAATCAGGGTTATCTCAGTAAATATAAAGTATATGGCCCTCCACAGTCAATAAATCTGGATGATGTGAAAATAACGAGACGTGGTGACTACTCTGATACCGATCTAACAGTGGCCAGTCACAAATCAACGATTACAGGGGATATAGTCAAACATTACCTGCGTATCGCGCCGGGCAAACGTGGGGTTACTTTCGTGGTTGACGTGGAAACCTCAAAACAGGTTGCCGATGCATACGTCAACGCCGGTGTGCCAGCCGCATCCATTGACGCCAGAACAGATATCATGGAGCGCTCCAGGCAAATAGACAGATTGGAGCGTGGTGAACTGTTGCAGTTGGTTAATGTCGATATTTTCGGCGAGGGATTTGACCTGCCTGCTATCGAAGTCGTATCGCTCGGGCGTCCAACCGCATCGCTCGGACTGCACCGCCAGCAAATCGGACGTGTGTTACGCCCGTGCAACGGCAAATTCCATGGCACAATTATAGATCACGTGGGTAACGTCGGGCGCCACGGGTTGCCCGATACGGATATGGTCTGGTCGATCGATACCCCGGAGCCTCAACGCCGTCCAGGAGCAGGCGGGGGAGGCGTTAAATTTTGTGTGGAATGTTATAATGCAATGGAAAATTTCAGGCGGATATGTCCACACTGCGGCGCTGAAATTGTCAGTGGCGGCAAGGGCAGGCCGGAGCAGGTCGACGGCGACCTGACCGAATATGATGACGATACCCTGGATACTCTACGGCGAGCGGCGGCCAGTGTGATCACGTCTCCCAATATCGGCAACCCTCACGTTGCAAGAGCGTGGGATAAACGCCGTGAGGCTCAAAACAGATTGCGTGAAATTATCGCGCTGTGGGCCGGACATAAACGTGATATTCTACGATTGAGTGACGCTGAGAGTTACAGATTATTTTATCACAGTTTCAACGTCGACGTGCTGACAGCGCAATCACTATCGGCTGGGGACGCTGACAGATTAACACACTCTGTTCGTGAGGATTTAACAAATGCGACCTGAAATCAGCGCCCACAAATACGGCGCTAAATTGTGGCGCAACAACAGCGGCGCGCTGCTGGATACGAGGGGCGTGCCGGTGCGTTTCGGGTTGGGTAACGTCAGCGCCAGACTCAACGCCGTCTACAAATCCAGCGATTATATCGGTATTACACGCGAGGGTATGTTTGTAGCGTGCGAGATGAAACCGCCCGGCTGGCGCTACACCGGCAACGCCCATGAACGCGCTCAACTGGCGTTCATCAACGATGTGATCGCTCACGGCGGACGCGGCGGATTCGTGACGTGTGAGGATGATCTGATTAAATTATTAATATAAAAACCCGCGTGACGTCAGGGAGTAACGTCACGCGGGTTACACCCGTGTGTATCAGCGCACACGGATATGTGATCAAGCGCTATCACGGCGCGATCAGTGTGACGCGCGTCCCAGTCCGCCCGTCACCAGAGGATACTCACACAGATTCCAGATAGTGTCAATAATAAATTTATGATTCATCCCCGCGTGGGCGGGGAACACTCTTTAAATCACAGTTTTACGATTGACGCAATATTTATTTTGTGGTAGTAGCAGGTTGTGACTTATAACTACCAACACAAGAATAGGAATATCCAAATGACTGTACCTACTTACACTGATTTACCCCACGTCCAGTCCGCCATTCCCGCCGGGCTGGAAAATATACCGCAATATATCTGCTGGAACAACGACAAACAACCCTGCGACGTCGAGGGCCACCCTATCGACGCTCACGATGAGGGTAATCATAGGAAACCTGAGGCTCTGACGTCATTCATAGCCGCGTCCAGGGGTCAATTGGGTTTAGCGCTGGTTATCAAGCGCGGTGGCGGACTGGTATTTATCGACCTCGATAATGCCCTCATCAACAGTCAGTTAAAACCATGGGCCGCCGATATTGTTGCGCTGTTTGACGGGGCGTGGATGGAAATATCACAGTCAGGCAACGGCATCCACATTATCACAGCGGGTGTGATCGACGATCACAAATGCAGGCTCAAACTGGATGATGGGGCGATCGAGGTTTACACTCATAGCCGGTACGTGGCTCTGACGGGTTTTCAGGCTCATGGGCGGGTTATCCCGCAACAGGCCGCGATAGACCGTCTGGTTGCCGCATACGGCCTCCTGCGCCGTGATACGGTCATTACGGGGCCATCTATCGACTATAGCGGCCCGGATGATGACACGGCGCTTGTGGAGCTAGCCTGTAACGCTCCGGGATCATACGCGGCGATGTTCGGCCAGCGCGCCCATTTCAGGGATTTGTGGTTCGGGAATGTGGATGAATTATCGCTGCATTTCGGAGCGGATAACCGGCCCGACGGGTTGAGTTACGACGCCTCACGGGCCGATGCGGCCCTTTGCGCCCATCTGGCGTTCTGGACGGGCCGTGACAGCGAGCGCATGACGCGGTTGTGGTATGCATCATCGCTCGGTAAACGCGGCAAAGTTTTGTTCAGATCAGACTATGTGCTGCGTACAGTCAATAACGCCGTGACCGCCTGCGCCACTGTGTACAATAAATCATTCGCGCACAAACTGGATTCCGAGATAGGCGCGGATATTATGGAGCCGGTCACACCGGAAATACTCTCCGTCGGCGATATGATCCGGGAACTGGTCATGATCGGCGTAACAGGCGATGTCGCCCACATGTCAAAAGGATGTGTCAGGCAATGGGATAAAATGCAGCGTCTCTACGCGGCCAGTGTCCACCAGTACGAGGATGAGGCGGGTACCCCCAAATCGTGTCCCTCGTTACAGGTCTGGCTCAAATCCCCGGAACGTAAAACCGTCGATACGATCACGTGGCTACCCGGCGCTCTACGCATGGTCAATGCTCCACAGTCCGCAGCGGGCAACGATCAGGGTTTCAACACATGGCAGGGGATGCCCCGCCATGTGCCCGTTGATGACGCCACGAGGCTCGCAGCGCCGTTTTACGAGCATCTGGACTATCTATGCCCGGATGTGGCCGAGCGTCAGCGATTTATCCAGTGGCTTGCACACATCATACAGCGCCCTGGCGAGTTGCCCCACACATGCTACCTGATGGTGGCGACGTCGCAGGGGATCGGTCGCAACTGGCTGGGAGGCGTCCTGACGCGGGTACTACGCGGATACGTCGCGTCGGGCGTCAATATATCGTCACTGCTCGATAACGGGTTTAACGGTGTTTTATCACAGAAACTGCTCGCGATCGTGGATGAGGTGCGTGAGGGAATGAGTGACCGGAAATATCAGAGGGCGGAGGCGTTCAAAAAAATAGTCACAGAAGAATATAGATTGATCAATGGCAAGTACGAGCGTCAGATTATCGAGTATAACGCATTACGATGGTTGATGTTTTCAAACCATCTCGATGCTCTTCCACTTCCGAAGGAGGATCGGCGAACTATAGTCATTCGAAACCCTGACGTTCCGAAGTCGGGTGACTATTATAAGAGGCTCTATAATCTGCTACATGACCATAGATTTATATCCGCTGTCTATGAAACCTTGGAAAATACTGACATCAGCGGTTTCAACGCTGGTGAGCATGCTCCGATGAACAGTGCTAAACAATCTGTGATCAGAACGTTTGTTACAGAAATGGAGGATTTGATCACTGAATACCGGAATGAACACACCGCACCACTATCGACGATTGCGGATTTGCGGAAATATCTCAACAAAAACATGACTGACAATTTCAGTAGCGTACAGTTGTCACACGCAATCCGCAACTGCGGCATCATCAAACTCGATAAACTGTTCAAAATAAATGGGGCGCCTCACCCTATAATCATTCTCAGGGATTATGAGGCGTCGCGGTTTGAGAATGCCACAGCCACAGAGATTAAAACGCTGTTGTAGTCCATGTGACCACAAGCGCTGGATAACCCTCAGATAAGAGGGTTATCCACATCGAAGTAGTCCATGTGACCACAAGGTAGTCGGTAGGCCACGGGTGCCTGCTTTGCCCAAAGGCCCGCTACGGCGCGGCTCCCTCAACATAAGATATATTAATAGTATAAGTGAAAAATTCTCTAAAGCAGGGTGATTACGTATGAGGAGTGATTACCGTAGCGGGCCTTTGGGCAAAGCAGGCACCCGTGGGCTACCGACTACCTTTTTAGAGGGAATGTTCTATGTATGTTCTCTGAATGTTCTCCAATGTTCTCTTGACATTCATAAAAGTGAATATGTAAAGAGTTTGAAGTGACTACAATATTGTAGTCCATGTGACTACATATTCATTTCTGTGAATATTAGCAGAACTTATTCTATAAATGAGTTATAATATTCATTATGATCATTTATATGAATATGTATCAACCTTAGGTACGTCATAGGCGTGCATATACAACCCTGGAGTGTACGTTTGATATTCACTTCTATGAATGTGTTCAACCTTAGGTACGTCATAGGCGTGCATATACAACCTTGGAGTGTACGTTTGATATTCACTTCTATGAATATGTATCAACCTTAGGTACGTCATAGGCGTGCATATACAACCTTGGAGTGTATGATATGGCCAATCCCGAATATCACTGGATGTATCAGACCAAGCTGTGGAAACAACTTAGGGTTGCTATCCTGCGTGACAATCCACTATGTGCTGCATGCATGAGGCGTGGTAATTATACCACTGCAACAGTTGTACACCACATTGTTGCACATAAAGGTGACTGGAATTTATTTTCCGATGCAAAAAATTTAGAAAGCATTTGCAATTTATGCCACAATTCTGATATGCAAAGCATCGAGAGAATTGGATACGATAAACGTACAGAAGTTGATGGGTGGCCACTGGATAGTGAGCACCCGTTTAACGGAGGGTTGATTAAAAACGGATCGTCTCACTATATACCAACTTATGTGATGTTTCCGAATCATATACCCAAGTCTCCTATACCGCTTACGATGGTGTGTGGAGCACCTGCTAGTGGTAAAAGTACCTACGTCAGTATACATAAATCCGAACATGATATAGTCATAGATTTAGATGATATACTACAAGAAATGTTTGGATTAAGTAGATTGTCAGATAAGGTAATGAGACACAAAGGATTGGAAAAGAGGAATAGAATGCTGAGTGATCTTCATAAATTTAAGAATAAAAATATAAATGCGTGGTTTATTTCAGGGTCACCACAAAGCGGTGCGAGGCAAAAATGGGTTGATATGCTTAGGCCAATAAATGTGTTGATGATTATGAGTGACAGAAGTACTTGTTTAAATAGATTAAAGCATGATGTGCATAGACGCAACAATTATCATGATCAATCTATGGCTGTTAATAGATGGTTTGATAATTATACACCTAGAAAAGGCGATGTTTTAATATAGCAGTGTGGGATCGTAATTGTGGAAGTATAGGGGAGTGAAAATCTCTAAATACTTTCTCAAAAAAAC